GCTTCCGTGCAACGCAGGCTTACTTCAAAGCCGAGATGATCCGGGTCAGGACGTGGCTGCACGGCAGCACCTGCATCCGCATCGCGGTCGAGTCGGACAACGCCGACAAGCGCCAGCACGGCACGGCCCTCGCACCCAACTTCGTGCACAGCCTGGACGCCGCACACCTGCACATGGTGGCAGCCGCATGCAAAGCCGAAGGCATCAACAGCCTGGGCTTCGTGCACGACAGCTACAGCACACACCCTAGTGATGCTGGCCGCCTTGGTCAGATCATCCGAGAACAGTTCGTGAAGCTCTACACCGAACACGATGTGCTCTCACAGCTACGTGTTGCACTCAACGGAGTTGAAGAACCACCGGAACGCGGCAACCTGGACATCAACGGCGTTTTGTCTTCGACCTACGCATTTCTGTAGCGGCACCTATACTGCAACAAGGCTTCTAAGCAGTAAGATGGCCATCCAGAAGACCTCTTGATCTACCCTTACCTTATCCATTAGGTAGGAAGGCCTATAGTATGACCCTACAGACAATACAATCTCCTCCTACATTCAGGATGACCTTACAGGCATACAAGAAGATGGAGAAGGAACTACCTAACCCTACGGTGTCTAGAGAAGACTCACCGGAGGTGGTGGCTACTAAGCTCGGAGTACAGCTAGCATTGAAGTACATCCGCGACAACTTCCTGGTGGTGTGACATGGCATCGATTCTGATTACTCTCCACACTGCGGCTTACCTAGACGAAGCTGATCCTGACTACGAGTTGGGCTTACGGGCGGCCTACAAGATGGCTGTCGAACTCGACGATGCGGATCAGGCGGCTGTGGATGCCACTCAAGGCGCAGCCCTTGAGCTGGCCGGTATCAATGCGGCGTCCTGGTCCAGGGTTCCGGGTATTGGTGCGGCCACACAGGTCCTCGCCAGCCCTCCCACCGGCTTGACACTGAGCATCGGCGCTGTGACGCCGGACAACGTGTCCACCGGGCTGCGACGCATCAGCTTCCAGAGCACACCGCCTGGGGCGGACCACGCCACGACCTGGGTAGGCTTCGCCACCATCGGCGTCGTCTGGACCGGCATGACCGTGGTCGAGGAGGAAGACCTTCCTGACGACTACGACCTGCCCGGTACCGGACTGGCCACATCGATCTTCACCAACCTGTCCTGCTCCGGCGTGCCGGCGAACCAGTACATCGGCCTCATCCGCACCACCGGTGTGAACGTGACCGACCCGCAGCTCCTCGGCCCGGCGTGGCCAACCCTGACGCAGGACGTGTCGGTCTCAGCGCGCGGATCGTTCAAGATTCCCGCGACGGCCACCTACCGCCTGACCCTCAACTCAGACGACGGCTGCCGCTTCTACGCTGACGGCGCGCCGCTGATCGACGACTGGACCAACCACCGTGCGATCCGCGTCAGTGGCGAGGTGCAGTGGGAAGCTGACCAGATCGTCAACGTCCGCATCGAGAACTTCTCGCCCAACAACCCGGGCAACGGTCACGTGCTGATCATGCTGTGGTCGATCAACGGCGCCGCGCCGGTCGAGATTCCGATCACGGTCATGTACCCCATCGGGTGGGACGAGGCGGTGCCAGTGGCCCCCAGGCCCGTGCAGACGGCCTTCGGCGCAGAGGCGGTAACCCGCTACTTCCAGCCGTGACGCCAACCACAATCCCCACAAGGGAGCAGATCGTCGCGCTGCACCGCGCCATGATACCTCTAGGTGAGCCCATGCCAGAGCCCATGCACCTGTTCATCCCCGGATGGTACATCAGGGTGCTGACGCTGGCCGCCGGCACGACAGTCGTCGGCAAGATTCACCGCCACGCCCACCCAATGGCGATCCTCGCGGGTCGAGCGGAAGTGGCTGACGGCCACACCGCGGCCATTCTGTCGGCAGGGTATCATGGCGTGTCGCAGCCCGGCGTCAAGCGCGCCGTGCATTGTCTGGAGGACACGATCTTCATGACGATCCACGCAAACCCCACGGACACGCGGGACCTAGCGGCCATTGAGGCCGAGCACATCGAACCGGAGGACCCTGAGACCCAGGCCCTCATGTCGAGCAACCAAGGAGCCACACTATGTCGTGGGTAGGAATCGGAGTGGCTGGCGCCAATGCGGCGACCAGCATATTCGGCGGGCGTTCTGCCCGCAAACGGGCCAAGGCCGAACTTCTCGAGAAGCAGGTCGCCGACGAGAATGCAGCTCAGTTGCAGATCACCGACGACGCATCCCAGGCAGCCGCCGCCAACGACCAGCTCAGGCTGGCCGGTGAGCGCGAGGTGCTGGCGGACCAAGCCGAGGCTGAAGGCCTGCGCCAAGCGCGCCTCGCGGCCGTCTCCCCTGACGTCGAGATTGCCTCGGTGACCGGCGACGAACGCCGCCGCCGCCGCGCAGCCTTCTACGAGGGCAACGTATGAGCGCGCCGCACGACGGCCGCACGTGGTGGGCCAAGCTCGACGCCTCCGCAGGCGTCGCCACGGTGATCGCCCGGGCCGAGCGCTGCGCCCAGCTCACCCTGCCGGGCCTGTTCTACGACGAAGGCACCTCGATCCCCGATGACGCGGACGTGCCGCCTGAGTGGCAGAGCTACGGCGCCCAGCTCGTGAACCATCTGGCCACCCGCCTGATGCTCGCGCTGTTCGCCCCGTCCCGCCCCTTCGCGCGCTTCGATCCTAAGTCTGGCTTCTCCGCTGCGGCGGCCGAGGCTGGCGTGCCCGAGGAGCAACTGCGCTCCATCCTGGGCATGGCCGAGAAGGAGATGACCAAGGAAGTGGACCGCCGGGCCATGCGCCCCAAGCTGTTCGAGCTGATCAAGCACCTGCTGGTCGTCGGCCCCACCATGATGGTGCTGGACCGCGAGAACAAGCAGCTCCGCGTCCTGACCCTGCGGTACTTCCGCCTGAAGCGCGATATCTACGGCCGGGTCCACACCGCGGTCGTGAAGGAATGCATCGAGGCAGACGAGCTGCCGCCTGAGCTGCAAGCCCAGCTCCCGGCCACGAAGAAGACGGGCGAGGTCGATTACTACGTCCTGATCCAGCGGAACTACGCGAAGGAGGACCAGTACACGGTCAAGCATTACGTCGAGGACGTGCACGTCAGCGAGTGGGACAAGTCCTACAGCGAGCGCAAGTGCCCGTACCAAGCCGTGACCTGGACCCTGCCGGACAACGCCAACTACGGCAACAGTCTGGTGGCCGAGTACGCCGGTGACTTCACCGCCTTCGCCCAGCTCTGCGCCGCGCAGACGCAGGCCGGCATCCTGGCCTCCGAGTACCGCTGGCTCAAGGACCCGTCCGCTACCATGGACGCCAAGGAGTTCGAGGACAGCGCCAACGGCGAGACCGTGAGCGGCGAGAAGGGCTCCTTGGCCATCGTGAACGTGGCGGCCGAGATGGCCAACGCGATCCAGGCGCAGGAACTGGCGCGCAAGCCGCTGGAGCAGCGCCTGGGCCGGGCCTTCGTGATGACCAGCACCGTGGTGCGGGACAGCGAGCGGACCACGGCAGCCGAGGTGCGAGCCCTGGCGGTCGAGCTGGACACCGGCCTCGGCGGCGGCTACAGCCGCATCGCGGTGGACGTGCAGGAACCCATGTCGTACTTCCTGATGGACCTGATCGACGTGAACTTCCGCCCGAAGGACATCGAGCTGACCATCGTGACCGGCCTGGACGCCCTCAGCCGCAGCGGTGACCTGTCCAACCTGAAGGAGTGGCTGGCCTCACTGGCCGGCGCGGCGCAGATACCTGACCCTGCTCAGCAGCGGCTCAAGTGGGCCGTCGTCGCCAATGACCTCGCAACGCCCCTGGGCATTCAGGCCGACAAGTACCTGATGTCTGACGAAGAAGTGAAGCAGCAGCTCGACGAAGCTGCGCAGCGTGAAGCCGTCGCCCGTGGCGGCTCGGAACCCCAACCTACCTCACAAGGACCGAATCAAGATGTCTGACGAAAACAACAGCCTGCCGACCGCCCCGAACGCCGAAGCGGCGCCCATCGTGGCACCGATTGCGCCGGCCGCTCAGGACCTGAACGTGTCGAACAAGACCGAGTTCGTCCTGACGCCCTCGGGTGACCCGGCAACGGACATCGCATTCAAGTTCCTGGCAGCCAACGGCGTGACGCCGGGCACGGCAGCCTGGGACGCCGCCCAGCGCGGTGAGTTCGCTGTGGTCAAGGCCGCGCTGGCCGAGAAGGGCGTGGCCGGCGGCGCCGAGTACGTCGCCATCCTGGAAGACAAGGCCACCAAGGCCGCGACTTCCGCCAAGGAGAAGCAGACCGAAGTCCAGACCGCCGTGCACGCCGCTGTCGGTGGGCAAGACGCCTGGGCCGGCATCAAGGAGTGGGTCGCCGCCAACGCGACGGACTCCGAGCTGGCGGCCGTTAACAAGGCCCTCAAGTCGGGGGACCCGTTCATCGCCAAGATCATGGCCGAAGGTCTGGCCACGCGCCACGCCCGCGCCACCGGCCAGTCGGCCCAAGGCACCGAGCCCACCGCGCTGCGCCAGCTCCCCGCTGCCCGCAACGCGGCGCCCGCCGCCAACCAAGCTCTGACCCAGACCGAGTACCGGGCTGAGGTGCAGAAGCTCCAGAACCGTCTGGGCTCGCGCCTGGATTCCAGCCCGGAGTTCGCCGCTCTGCGCGCCCGTCGCTCCGCTGCCATCGCCTCCGAGCGTGGTCGCTAAGCGCCCGGCACCGATACTGCAACCGCGTTTGTCAACAACCCCTTCTAAGGAATACTCATGAGTCTCGATACCTTTGTTGTTACCCGTCAAGCCCTTCGCAACGGCGGCACCGATCCCCTGGAACTGAACATCGAAGACTACTTCGGTGAAGTGCTCGGCACCCTGGAGCGTCGCTCGGTGTTCAAGCCCGTCGTTCCCTTCAAGCCCGTGACCGGCACTTCCGTGCTGCGCGTCGAGGGCATCGGTTCTTCGACCCTCCAGAAGATCACCCCGGGCGTCACGCCCAACGGCACCCAAGTCGAGTTCGGCAAGCTGAACCTCGTCGTGGACACGCCCCTGCTGGCCCGCGTCGCCCTGCCGATGCTGGACGAGTTCCAGTCGAGCTACGACAAGCGCGTCGAAATCGGCCGTGAACACGGCAAGACGATCAGCAAGTTCGTGGACCAGACGCTGGCCATCGCTGGCATCAAGGCTGCGCTCAGCACGACCTCGGCGTTCTACAACGCTGGCAACGAACTCGACGGCCACTCGGGCGGCACCCAGCACACGCTGGACGCAGCCGTGGACGTGCAAGACCCGGCCAAGCTCGACTACGCGATCAACCAGCTCCTGGCCTCGATCGAAGAGAACAAGGACGTGGACGTGCTGGCTGACGGCGGCGTCCTGTACGTGCGCCCGCAGATTTACTACCGTCTGCTGCAAAGCGAGCGTCTGATCTCCACCGAGTACATCACCTCGACGGGCAACAAGATCAGCACGCGCGCCCTGGCGTCGCACGGTGTGCCGGTCATGGCCAGCCGTAACTTCCCGGCCGGTCAGACCATCGCGTCGCACCTCCTGTCGAACGCTGGCAACAGCAACTTCTTCGACGGCGACTTCACCAAGGTCGTGGCCCTGTTCCTGGCGCGCGATGCCATCATCGCCGGTGAGAGCATCGCCTTCACCCCGCGCGTCTTCTGGGACGAGCTGTCGAAGTCGTGGTACGTGGACTGCCACGGTGCCTTCTCGGCCGCCAAGAAGCGCGTCGAAAATGCGGGCATCATCCTCCAGCCCTGATGTCGGAGGCGGTACTCCAGGCTAAGGCCGCGTATCAGCGGGATTACCGGGTACGCCGAAGGGCGGTCGGTGAGCCACTGCCGGAGCGTACACCGGAGCAGCGTAAGCACCACGACTGGTGGAAGCTGTACAGGCTTCGCCCGGATCAGGTCATGTCCATGTGGGCCACGCAGGGTAAATCCTGCGCGGTATGCGCGGAGTCACTCGCTGCCCCGGGAGAGTCCAGACACACGCACATCGACCACTGCCACACGAGTGGCCGTGTACGCGGTATATTGTGCAGCCGATGCAACCTAATGCTGGGCCATGCCAAGGACTCGCCTGCGCGCCTACTAGCTGGCGCGGCGTACCTGGAAGACCGTAATCCAACCACCCTCATTTGAGGCCTAGCCCCCAGTACCGCCCCGCAAGGGATGGCCACTGGGGGCTATTTTTTTCTTGGAGCCAACGCCATGTTGACCACCCTCGACGTCATCAATCAATGTCTCGCCAGCATGGCATTGGCCCCCATCACCACCCCCGAGGTGGCGGGCAATCCCTACGCCATGTCGGCCCAGACCAAGCTGAACACCATCACGACCGAGACCCTCGCGCGTGGCTGGTGGTTCAACGAGACGCCCATCACGACCAGCCTGCCCACCGGCGTGCTGCGCGTGGAAGGCGCCCGCGG